CTAATTACATGCGCCGTGTTTATCAAATAACAGGAAGCCTTCAAAAACATAGACATTCTTGCGCTTGAACAACGTAAATTGCGGATAAAGCATTTTAAAACGCTCTAAAAATTCCGCTTTCTTGTATTTATTGTCATAGTCGTAATGAAATAAATCCCATAAATCGATAACCTTTGTACACGTCATCGGCAGCACATCCGTTGCAATGTGATTTTTGAAAAACGTCGCAATGTCTTCGTCCAGCTGGAAATAGCGGTCTTTCTCCTTAACTTCTTTCCGCGCAGCATTTAAATCACTTACAACCTCTTTAACACCTTTTAATCCGTCAATTTCTTGTTGTATCTCGAATAATTGATCCCGTTGGAGCACATCCATTGTTTCAAACTGATCCTTCATAACCGCAAGCTCTTTTATGATTTCTTCACCTCGGCTTGCGTTATCAACAAGCATTTTTTCCATAGCTGCAAGCCGGTTTTCAACCAGTTGAGGCATGGTATATTGCCCCGTTGCGCGGATACTCGGCAAAACCTCGGAAGTAACCCATTTACGGAACGACCGCGCCTCCGGCTTATTCGACCGCATAATAAGCGTATACAAGCCGGATTCATTAACAATAATCATATCACGGTTTTGACCTGATACAAAAAGTTTTTGTACCAGCTTTTCGTCATCATCCAATTTTGCAACAGACATACTTACATCAGACAATTCTAAAACCTCGCAAACATCCTTTGCAACAAACCACGGCATATTTCCGATCATCACCGTTCTAACAGCACATCCCTTAAAATTTAATGGCAAAAGGCTTGATTCAACCGTACCTTGCAGAGCTGTGGTCAAATTCCGTTCTTTTTCAAGCAATGCCGCCAACGTCTCATTTTTACCGCCATCCCGGATAATAGCCAGCGTTTCTTCAAGCGAAAAGTCAGCCGGTACTTCCGGCGAACCGTTTGAAAGTTTCTCAACAATAGCATTTCTTAAGGAAAAATTTTCCTTAAGAAATCTTTCTCCATGACACCAATTCCGCACGGTACGATCTTCGACCCCGCACAATTCCGCAATCTCTTTAACTGTCATTTTTCCGCCTCCCGTCTTTGCCGTTTTTCGGCTTCTGCTAAAGTTTTGACGTGTTCAAAAATCACGTCTTGCATTTCCGGCGTTAGTTGTTCATATAGTTCCAAAAACTCTTTAGCCTTTGGATTATCAGAAACAAACATTTCACCTTCCCCTAATTCCAACCATTTTTTTGAAACATTGAATGTTAAACCTATAAGGTTGATATTTTGCTGTGTTAAAATATTCTTCCCTGTTTCAATCAATGATAAAGAATTCTGCGCCATCCCAATCTTTTTTGCAAATTCAGATTGATTTAAATTTAAAACCTTGCGCAGCTTTTTTAGTCTTTCTCCTATATCCATTTGAACCTCGTAAAAAAATAATATCATTTTTTAGAAATATTATCAATAAAAAATATCTTTCAACGATATTTTTGCTTGACATATATTTGATTCAATGATAATATTTTATCATTGAAAGATACATTGTTATTACGGAGGCGCTTATGAATAAAAGAGATGAACTTGTAGAAATGTTTTGTATTTTATCAGACGAAACTCAAGATTCAATCTTATCACACGTTCGTTTTTCAGTACTCGCAGAAAATGCCGTGAAAAAGCAAATCAAAACGAGAAATCCTGACTTAAAAATTGAGCTTGCTACTGATTTACCAAACAGCCTAGCCCTCGCCGTCAATCACGGATAAAGCCGGTTTTACCGTCTTCTATATAAAGCAAGGAATAGCCGGACGGCACGGGGCCGACAGCGTAAGACTAACTGCGAAACGGTAAGCCGTCTTTTTTTTGCTATGAGAAAAGGAAAACGAGAACCGCTGTATATCAACGGCTTATTTTACAAAAGTTTTTTTATCGCAAACATCGAAACCGGCATTTCCGGTGTAAGTTTTTGGAAAACACTCAAAAACCGGCACGGATATCCGGCAACAATACAAGGAAATTTTGTCGCTACTGCAATATGGGTACAAACCCGCAAAGCAGCCGCAAAAATGAGGTACGGACTATGAACGAAAAAGATTATCAACTCCAAGTACTGGATTTAAAAATTTCGCAGGCAATTGCGCTCATAAAAGAAAACAGAGAGCTTGAAGAGCAAAAAGATTTTTTCAACAACCTTCCCGAATGGGTAACGCTTGACACTGCCTGCAAACTGAAAGGCGGCGGAGCATTAGAGACCTATCGAGCAAAGCTCTTTTTGCAGCCGTGCTGCGGAACAAACGCCCAATATGTTTGCGGACGTAAAAGCTGGCATAAACAAGATGTTATAGAGTGGCTGTCTGTTACCGACCACAGCCTAAAAGCATACGCAGAAAAATACGGCGTAACCATCCCCGCAAATTATGAGGAAAGGAGCAAGCAATGATGAAAAATGGAAACCATCAATACATCATTAAGCTGATTTTAAGCGACCGGCCGGATCAGAAAGAATATTACACCGGCTTGCTGGAATTCGGCAATATTTGTATCGCGCAAACAACAGCGGACATCGACAGTCCAAATGTTAGAACATTCGACAGTCTTTGGGATGCCGTTGCAGAGTTCCAGCGCATTTCTCACAGCGCACAGAATATACAGGAAGATAATGCAACCTTCATTAAAAAGGACAAGGAGCAAACAAGAAATGACGATTAAAAAAAACACCTTAGTTAAGGTTGGGCACACCAGGCATGGAGTTTTTAATGCCAAAGCTTTTAAAAATTTTAACACAGATGACGAATGGTATCCATTAGTACTAACTGACAGCCTGTCAGAAGGGATGAGTACTATTTGGATTAAAGACGACGCAATACCGTGTAGAAAATCTCACGTTAGATACATTGAGATAATAAAGGAGCAACCAGCATGACAGACCTTAATAAATTCACTGCTACTGGCAGAATAACAGCGAATGCCGAATTAAAGTACACACAGTCCGGCACAGCCTGCACGACATTCAGCATTGCAGTCAACAAATCGTATAAAAAAGATGACACATGGGAAGAACGGGTTCATTTTTTCAACTGTACCATCTGGGGTAAATACGGCGAATCGATGCAAAAACATCTTTCAAAAGGCAAACAAATTGCCATCGAAGCGGAATTAAACCACAATCCGTGGACGGATAAAAACGAGGTACGGCATAACGACGTAGTTCTAAACATTCAAAACATCGTGCTGCTCAGCTCACCCAAAAATAAAGAGCAAGCAAGCGATGCACAAGATACGCCACAAGCGGCGTCTACCGGCGAATATCCCGACAATATTCCGTTTTAAGAAGGAACTCTCCAGATGGCAAAAATTATAACCGTATCAAGTTACAAAGGCGGCGTCGGCAAAACGACGATTATAACGGCAGCGGCCGAAATACTTGCAAGCAGAGGATACCACTCGCTCATTATAGACCTCGATAGCAACTGTACCGTCTCCCGCTGTTACAATAAACTGTTTCAAGATATAACCTCAAAAAATCTTTTGTCGGAAACCGTAACAGATTTTAAAGGCGTCTATCCGGCAAAAGAATATATCGACATCATTCCGTCCTGCCTTGAAAATCACCTTTTGAATAACATTATGGATATGCAGCTAAAAATCAATCTGCAAAAGACGGGATTAAAAGAAAAGTACGATTATATTTTAATCGATCCGCCGGGACATTGGTGCGCACATACGCGAAATGCCGTCTTTGCCTCTGATGTACTTATCCTTCCCGGCACGTGCTCTTCACTCGATTTTTCTGCAATCAAACTTTATTTCGATATTTTGCAAAATTGCTGCATCGAAGCAGACACGTATGTATGTATCAATAAAGCAAACAGCAAGACAAACGAACCGGGCATTATCGAAAAATACAACGCAGCGTTTGGTGATTTTCTTATTCCCGGCAGTATCCCCGATATAAAGTCCCTAAAACGGCTGACAGAGAATGTGAACTATCCGCTGCAGCAAGCGGTAAAAAACCGGCTTGAACAGTACATCGATTTTTTTATTAAAGGAGATACATCATGCCTAAATTAGAACCGGCAGGCGTAACACAAAAAATAAGCCTTTCTCAAATCATCGAAACCGGCAATGTCCGCAAGGAATATCAGGATATTGAAGAGCTTGCCAAATCAATAAAAGATTCAGGGCTCATGCAGCCGATTGTTGTGAAACGTGCCGGAGTAACGGACACCGGTATTCAGCAGTATGAGCTGATAGCCGGACACCGCCGCAAAAGAGCTTTTGAATATCTTTGTTCAAAAGGCGACGATTTCAATATGATCGATGCTATTATAAAAACCGGTGACACCCTTACACTGCAACTTATTGAAAACATTCAGCGAAATGATTTAACGGCGGCGGAACGGGAACAAGGCGTTGCCGAAATGCTTGCAACCGGTATTTCACAACAAGAAATCAGTTCAAAGCTGGCTAAAACGGAGCAATGGGTATCGAAACACTTAGCGGCGCATAGAGTAAGAGTACTCCTGCAGCAGCAAAATATTGACACCGAACAGTACGAAACAACAACCTTAAATGCATTTCGTACGATTCCTGAATCTGATTTAAAACCGCTCATTGAAAAAACAGCAGCACTGGGCGGAACGAGAGCAGCAGCAGAAGTAGTCATCCGCACATATAAAAACAGCATTACACAACCGGCACAGTCGGAGCCGACAACGCACAGTAATACAGACCGCTCAGCCGAACCAGTAACGATTACACCTCCGGTTAATCCAACAACTGCCGACACAGCAGATAAAAAACATACACCGACCGCCTCATTGTCGAGCATTTCTGTTTCGGCGGCAAGGGAAAAGAATGAACCGGCACAATCTTTTTCGCAAGCAGCCTCAAAACAAATACACTCCCACTCGGAGACAAAATCAAACAACGCTGCAGCCAATGAAGAAAAAATACCTGTTGCGGACAAGCTGATAAGTTCAAAATTCGTTTTCGCCGAAATTACCGCCTATATTAAAGCGATAGAAAATACTATTAAAACACTCGATTCGGATTCGGCAAAACTGCTTGAACAAGCAAAAATTGAAGCAGCCTACGATATTATCGCATTGCTGCATACGGACACAAAGGTATAACCGATGCCGAATAAACCCGGATGGCTCTATAAATACAGCGAAACACTCAAGCAAGAAACAGCCTATCATTGCGAATCAGGTTGGGTTTTCTGCCAGGACGGAACAAAATACAGTCCTACGGAAATACGGCAACTACAAAAAGCCGGTATAACGGCGCTTCCGCTAAAAGTGCACACCGTTAAAAAGGTATTTGAAGGAATAATTGTCGATATACGGCATAAAACACCTCCGGCTGCCGTATCCCACTCGGAACAAGCAAAACAACCGACTACTGCCGTTCAGCAAAAACCGGCTGCAGTACAACCGGAACAGCTAAAACCAATAAAAAAAGCAGATGATATTTACGACGAATACGGGAGACTGCAAATATGGTAACGGATATAATAAATACACTACATATCGGCGACTGCCGGAATATATTACCGACACTTGAAGCAAAGTCTGTACAATGTGTCGTTACAAGTCCGCCATACTATAAATTGCGTGATTATGGCGCTAAAGAGCAAATAGGACAAGAGGATACGGTAGAAGAATATGTCAAGAATTTAGTTGATGTATTTCGTGAAGTAAAGCGGGTATTAAAAGATAAAGGAACACTTTGGCTTAATCTTGGAGACAGCTACGCAGGCAGTAACAAGAACAGAAATGCGGCCGGTGAAAGCTACACGCTAAAAGAAGGATGTAGAGATAGTACCCATACCGGTAGACGGATGGGAATTATTAAACCAACACCCTTATCAGGATGGCTAAAACCAAAAGATTTAATTGGAGTACCGTGGCGGGTAGCGTTTGCGTTACAGAAAGATGGCTGGTATTTACGACAAGATATCATTTGGCATAAACCGAACGCAACGCCGGAATCAGTAAAAGACCGCTGTACAAAGTCGCATGAGTACATCTTTCTCTTATCTAAATCAAAAAGATATTATTTTAATGCAGAAGCAATAAAGGAGGATTCGGTAACATTTGAAAATCGTCTGCCTGCAATAGTGCGAAACCGTGAATATAGCTATGCAAGCAAATTAAACGCTACGCATCCTTCGTATAATTTAAGAAGGGATGATAAACGGGATCCGTTTAAGCAGAAAAAACCGCAAAAAAGATTAAACAGGAAAGACAGTGATTATGACATTACGAAGCGTAATAAGCGGGACGTATGGACAATCCCAACGCGCCCATATAAGGGAGCGCATTTTGCCACTTTTCCGCTGAAGCTCGTTATTCCTTGTATTTTAGCAGGAAGCCATGAAGAGGACGTTATACTTGATCCGTTTTTCGGAAGCGGAACTGTAGCAGAAGCGGCGAGATTTTTTAATCGAAATTGGACAGGAATAGAGCTTAACCCTAAATATAAAGACCTTTACAAAAAACGGCTCGGACTCTTTGATTATACAAACAAATGACACACGGCAGCTTATTTTCAGGAATTGGCGGGTTTGAATTGGGTGCTCAAATGGCAGGAATAGAAACAATATGGAATTGTGAAACAGATCCCTTTTGTCGCAGTATTCTAAAAAAGCATTTTCCCAATGCAACACAATACACGGATATAACCAAACTAAAAAGTCCACCCTATACAGATATTATCTCAGGCGGGTTCCCGTGCCAAGACCTATCAATTGCAAATCCTAAAGGAGAAGGACTTGAAGGAAAAAGAAGTGGATTATGGAAAGAGATGTTTAGAATTATTTACGAAACAAGACCTCGATATGTGCTCATCGAAAACAGCCCGATGCTGCTTAGGAAAGGCATCGGAACTATTTTGCTTGATCTTTCCCAAGTCGGGTATGATGCAGAATGGCATTGTTTACAAGCAAGGGATTTTAACTTGCCACACAAAAGAGAAAGACTGTTTATCATTGCCCACTCCAAACGCATCGGATGCATTGGTAATATTATCACAAAAGAAAAGTATCAAAAAAGTCTTCACAAAGAAGCAACAAGAGACAGTCATTTATCATTGCCAATTAAACGGTTTAACGCCCGATCAGACTACGACACTGTACGAATGTATAATGGGTTTTCCGCCGAACTGGACAAAAATAGAATAAAAGCATGCGGAAATGCTGTTATCCCTTCAATAGCCCGCTTCCTTTTTGAATGCATACAAGAACACAACAATACATAAGAAGGTAAGACACACATGAACTTTGACAAATACAAAAACAGACTGATAGAATATTTACGGATAAAAGGTATAAAAGCGGAACGGGGACTTGTCCGTTGTTTTAATCCTGAACATGAAGACCGAAACCCGTCATGCGAACTGTTTGATGATCATTTTGTATGCTATTCAGGAAATTGCGGCATACACGGCGATATTTATGACGCTGTAGGTATTTTAGAAGGTATTACCGATAAAAAAGAACAATTCAAAGCAGTCGAAGCCGCATTCGGCAGCGGATACACCCCAATTAAACAACCGGAAAAACAAACAGCAGAAAAAGAAACCTTTACGCCGGACGCTGCAGCCTGCGCTGCATTTGAGAAATATCTTGCCGGCAATAAGAAAGCAGAAAATCAAATACGGAGCTTTCTCCAGACACGGGCAAACGTAACCAGAGGCTCCGGCACTGACTATCCTCCAGGCATTGCAAGAAATTTGGTAAAGTATTTTTTTTACTGGCCAGGCTACGACATCGCCAGCGCCGAAGCCGGTATAACCGTACTGCGCGGCGCCGGCGTTCCGCTACCGCATCCTATAAAGGGATATTCAAGCTGGCAGCATTCCGGCGTTATTATCAAATTAGGTTCAGGATATAAGCTGCATTATTACGAAAATTTCGTATGTGAAAAACGCGGCACAAAAAGCTGTAAAACATTTCCAATGCCCGGCGCAATTGATACCAAGAAACCGGTTATATTAGTAGAAGGCGAAATGGATGCTCTTTCCTGCGCTGCTGCAGGAATAGAAAACGTCTTTTCAACAGGAGGCACAGAAGGTTTAACCGGTCCTAAAATAAAACAGTATTTATTATCAGTTCTCGAAATCATCATTTTTTTTGATAAAGACATTGCTGGACGCAAAGCATCAGGATTGGTTGCAATCAGCGAAACCGACAAACGGAAAACAAATCTTCCTGATACATTACGAAAAGCAGGGTATAAAGGCATAATCAAAACGGCTTCTTTTCCGGATGAATTCCCGTATAAAGACCAAGACGAAGCTATCTGTGCCGGTAAACTTGAAGCGGTACTGCAAGCGATAGAAGACGCAAAAGAATATACTCCGCCGGAAAAAAAAGAAAAAGAACCTGCCGTATTCTGGGAATCCTTCAACACAGTCAGTATTAAACAACTACGCAATCTTTTAAAAAAAATTCCGCTTGCTGATATGGATGATAAAGATGTACAACCGTTCGTTAGCGCCTGCATAAAAGCGTGCGGAAACAATCAGATTACGCAAGAATTATTAAAATGGGGAGCAAGTTCTGAACAGATTGAAAATGAAAACGACCACACCCCTTATTTTTTGATTGAAGCGTGTGAAAAATACAGTGCGTCAAAATATTTGCGAAAGGCGATTGAACAGGCGCTTATTCCGGAAAAAGAAATCCTTGCAAAAATTAAAGAGCAAAAAACAATCGTCGAAATCGATTATAAAGCAATGCGTACAAATGCGAACGCGCTGCAATTTTTAACAACCGGCGGCGTCCGCTCCGCCTCACAGCTTGTTTCTGATGTACTACAAGGGCGGCTCATTTATGTAGAAAATGAAAAGAAGCACTATTTTTTTAACGGACATATTTGGACACGTGAACCGGATATAGCAGGCATTTCTTATAGTATTCTTGCAAATGTCTTACGTTCTTTTCTCGGAATATCCAGAGAAGGGAAAACAAAAATATATGAATTGCTATTAAAAATAGAAGCACGGCGTTTCCGTGTAGAACTGGCACAAGACCTTTCCGGTCTTAAGCCGGAAGTATTCCGTGAAAACGTCCTTTTTGACGGGCCGACCGTACAAGAATCGCTCACACTGATTGACGGTGTTATGGATTTTTCAGGCAACAAAATTGTCTTTAGAAAATCAACACCCGAAGAATACCGACGCGATGTATTACCCTACCGTATGGAAGCTGTCGAGAAAGCTACAGAACCGACCAATTTCCTTGCGTTTATGAAATCAAACTTTAAGAATGAAGAAACTTTGCAAACGCTGATGTATTATTTATCACTTATCCCGTCGCGGAATATGCAATTTAAATACGGCGGTATTTTTATCGGGAAAACGCATACCGGCAAAACTACAACGATAGAGTTACTCAAAGATGTCTATACTGATATGATAGACCGCATCCCTGCTGATATTCTAGTTTCCCAAAACAAACGACGGGTATCAGGAAACGAAGCAACCCCGTATATTGCCCGCCTTGAAGGAAAAGGCGCTGCTATCGTGCAGGAGACGGAACGCAACGGCTATTTGAACGCTGCACTATGGAAAGAACTTACCGGTAATGATACGCTTACCGCCCGCAGACTTTACAAAGACCCGCATGATTTTACTCCGACCGCACAGATTATTATGTGTACGAACCACAGCCCGCGTTTTGATGCACACGAACAAGCAACCATAGACCGTATGCTTGTCATTCCCTTTTCCGTACAGCACAAAAAAGGAGGTAAAGACACAAAGTCTCTTTCAACAATTTTAAAATCGATACGGGAAGAATACCCTGCAATTATTAAATACTTTGCAAACCTGTATATTGAATTAAAATATAAATATGAAGGGGCAATCCCCCTATCGGAAGAATGCAAGAACTACAAAGAGAACTACGTAAAGGATCAGGAAACAGACCTCGATAAATTTGTATCGGATTGTATTGAAATTGATATGTCCGGCGACGCTTTTGAAACAGTACAAGCGGTATACGACCAGTATCTTAATTACTACGAATTAGCAGCTGATGATAAAGAAGCGCTCACCCGTAACAAGTTTGTACGTTTTATGAAGCATGACTACATCGAAATTAAGTATAAACAGAAAAAAATAAATGGTAACCCCGTCTTATGTTTTATCAATGTGCGGCTTAAAAAGATTGAAGGAGAAGCAACGCAACCCACCCTTATCCCTGAAAATAGTACGGCATTTACACCATCCGATGACATGCCGCCCCCCAATGAAGACCCGTTTGCATAAGGAAAGAATAATGATACCGGCATCACCTATCGATATTTTAGCACACACAGGATATTCCGAATACGATACGGCAAAACAACTGCATGAACGCCATTATGACGACTTTATTGAATTGACGATATACCGGCGGAATAATCTTTTTGCATACGGCTATAAATTAAAAATCCACCGCATCATCAGGCAAAAAACACCGCATGAAACAGCCTTTATACACACATCGATAACCGCCGCACTATCGGCAGCGAAACAAGATATACAAAAACAGTGCAACAGCAATAGAAAAGCAAAAACGACACTGCTGCAATTTACAATCGTACTGCACAATCAATTAGAACTATTTTAAATAAGGAATGAATTATGTCGCAGATTGCAAAAATGATTATTAACGATCCTGAAAGTTTTCATTTTTTAACGACCGATGCTAAAGAACGGATTATAAAAGCGGCAACAAATACGGTTAATATCCAAGCTGCGCTTGCGAAAAAGCAGAATGTAAAAACCATGAAAGGCACCTTTACACTGCGCAACACATTTACGACACGGCAAGTACAGTATGATCAAATGCCGAAAGGACGCTATGCACTCCATGCGATACACTCGACAATCGGCGTAACAGAAAAAGCCGCCTATATGGAACGGCAAGAAAAAGGCGGTATACACAAACCGGCTACCGGCTCCACACTTGCCATTCCTACCGACATTGCCCGAAGCGGCAACCGAGCAAGACCGGTTGCAAGGATGTATCGAGTCAACAAGGTAAAAGCGCAAAAGGTACGCGGCGCATTCAAAAAGAACATAGCATCAAAAAAAGCCCGGCAAGTTGCACGGGCTTATATTGCATTTAAAACCGGTAAACTACTATCTTACGGCGGAAATCTGCATAGAGTTACCCGCTTTAAAGCAAAAAACGGAAACGTATCGTTCAGATTGAAACAAGCATACAGCTTTTCAAAAACACAAACCCGCACACCGCCTCAACCATTCTTTCTACCATCCTGCGAAAAACCAGCCGCAGACGGTCAAAGAATATTTAACGCTCAAATGGATAAACTGCAATAGGCACCACTCCGGTTATTCCAATAGAATTTTGTTGCTATTCTACCTTCGGATAGCGTTGCTTTATCTCCGCTATTTTCGCAAGCCATTCGGCTTTATCGATGTCTCCGCGCAGTGCCTGCATACCGAGCGGATCGGCTTCCAACCGGTAGGCGGCTTCTCGCTGACGGTCAATGTATGCGTTATATTCTTCCTTGCTGATAAGCCCTGCATCGTACTGTTCTTTTTCTGTTTTTTGAGGTTCAGGATCAGCTAGATACGGTGTTGCATCATTTTTAAATTTGATGATTTTTCCTTCCGATTGACCCTTAAACAATCGCGTATGCTCTTCTTCTGTTATTTTCTGATATGCAAGCCAAGCACTACTTTGCTCAAGTGCAAAACCATATTGAACCGTATCGTTTGCCATTCTTTTAAAAACATAAATCATAACGCAACATCCTATATTCTTATAGACCAACCGCAATATAATTCAATTTGCCACTGTACCCTCGATAATTATTATCATTCCATATTCTTACATCAACCCCCGACGTTTTTTTTTCTACTATCGAACAAGCCCCAACTTCAAGAGCGCCGTCTAATTCAACCATACAAACAATTGCATAATCGGTCGATTGGAAAGACAGTGGAAAGAAAAAAGATGTCCAAGGGTTGTTAAATAGGTAAACTCCGCTTTTTACTCCCCACTGCAGTAGCAAACCATTCCCAAGTTTTATATAGCCGGTATCTCCCGAAAACGCGGTTACCGGTACGAGCATACCGGCATCATTGCCTGCGTGATAGCCATCAACAGTGTCGGCATTACAACCATCAACGCGTTTCTTTAACACTTCTGTAACAGCGTTATTTACGTCATCCTGTGCACCACCTGTAAGAAGATTATACACCCAATTAGGACTTGCTGCCCACGGTTCATTGAGCTGTATTTCTTTTGTATTAGGGGCTCTATTCGCCGTCTTAACTAAGCCGATGCCTTGTACGGAATTTTTACCTGAATAATCGCCTTGTGAAGCCAATTTTGGCAATAGTTTTTTAATTGCTTTTAACACATCCGATTCTTCTGCATTATCAGGCTTACCGGAAACTTTGTTTATATCACCAAACGCTTCTATAAAAATAGCCTGAAACGCACCATTAATATCGTTCATCCAGTCTGCCAGCAATGGCGTACCATCTGTGCTTTCAGCTGTCGTCGCATTAATTGCTTTTCCACCAGGATACTTCGGATCAGTATCATCCCGATAGTCTGTATAATTTTGATCAATTTTTATCATTTAATAACCTCCACCTTTACTTTATATTTCTACTTATCTATACCCACTCTATAAACATTACAGCAACCGTATGTACCGGTTTAATTTTTAAGATTAAATATTCTATATAATTTCTAAATTCTTTTTTTATCTGCAATTTTTCAATATAAAGAATTTCATTTTTGTTATTGCGAACAACACTCTTACAAATAAAATAGCAATATACCCAAAACCGCCGATCATTTTTAATTGAGTACAGCTCAGAAACATCGTTCCGTAAAATTGTAGGTAAAAAACCTTCATCTCCAATTCTATAACCACATACAGCTTTTGTATTTTTACAACACAGCTTTTTATTTCCGCACACAGCAACATTCGTAATACTCCGCCGGCGCGGATTGCTTACTGGGGTGTTTTCAACAACTAAAATATTTGCATCGATGTTCCTTAACATACTTTCGAGAAATACCGAAGATTGCCCACCTTTATTTATCCGCCACAAAGCAGCAAGAACATTCCGCTGTTTTACTAATTCTTTACTTGAGAAAACAACGGCAAAAACCTTTTCCCAATCATCAATACAACGGCTTGTTTCAGGAAACATGTCGAAGTAAACTCGTTCCATCTCACACCGTATGTCTTCCGGCAAAATAGCAATCGCTTTTATTAACCTTCGTTTGTTACTGTCTATTGTAAAATTGGAAGCTCTTGATCGAGGAAACAATAATTTTATCGCATCAAAAAAGCCGCTCAATACCGCACCCCATCTATCGCTAAAGCGTCAAGCCTTGCTAATTCACCGTTATCAAGAGTATACAACGGCACTAACTTTCCATCTTTCCGTATCTCCGCGGTTTCAAATATCGCCTTGACGGATACCGCTATTTGATTAACAACCGTTATAATATGATTTTTTGAAATAACATTTGTCCGATTGTTATCATCGGAAAGACCTCGTATGTACAGGTCTCTATCTAAAAAATAATTTTGTAATGCGGGCTTTACCACCTGCGCAAAATCCGCAGGGACAATTCCTGATACGCCAGTAATTACAACATCAAAGACCGCAACGCTAACCGGTTTTACATTTGAATATGAATCGTCGTTTTTCGGATCAAGCATTGCCGTTAAAGGTTTCCGTGTCGCCTTGCCTGTTTCAGGATCATACGTACACGCTTCCCCTACCTTTTTTAATAAGCCTTTATCAGGAATACGATCGGCATATACATCAGGAATACCGGACACATATAGCAGCACGCCACCCGGCTGCTCTTTATCATTGTATGGATATACATTCAATACGCCCGGAACTTCCGACGCCCAAATCCGGTAATCCGCTAATGCGCCGCCTTGCGGCTGTAAGCGAAACCGGTTAATAACCCTGTTGCGGTAACTTGATTCAAGCTCGTTATCCAACCCAACCCTTGCAACATCAGAAACAATCGCTTCCGTCTTTATAAAGCCATACGGATTAACAAAATTAAGCGTATCATTTTTTTCAAGATTTCCAACCGTGCCTATTTCTGTGCAAACAACCGAAACGGTTTCTTTTGTCTGCAATAGAGTTTTTGTTTCTTCCACTATATAGAGTTTTCCTGTTACATTGCTTTTTAACTGCGTACCGGAATATAGAACACTTCCCTGTGTTAAAACATCAATAGTTATTACACCCCGCCACTGCACACCCGCCAGCGGCTCACCGACACCGAACAAAACGCCTAACTTAACAAGCGGCCTGAGCCGTACTCCCAAAATCGTAACTTCTTTCCAATCAGCCGTTTCCGGAAACATTTGTAAAAAATACCAGCCAACTAATTTATATACAACGATAAAAATACCCGCAAACACTTTGCATAAAATCTTAATAAAAGATTTAGGCAAAATCCGTAATTGCGTATTAAATTCATGCTCAAAAGAGCGGATTAAAAGCTGCTGTACTTCTTCAATCGTTTTGTTTTTATACGCCATCTATTCCATGCCCCCACAACAAGGCGAACTCTTTTTGATAGAGCTGTTGCCCTTTACTCTTTACTTCAACTTTTAACATGAACGTATTCTTTCCTTTTGTTTTTCCCTCGGCAATAATTTCATCCGCCACCCCCTCGCTCTTTAACCATTCCAAATCAAGCATAGCCGCTGTTTCAGCTTTCCGTATATTTTTAACGCTCAAAGGCAAGCCGGTAATCACCGCCTGAAACCGTGAAATCATCTTTTCACTTTCCGGTGTTTCTTTCAGCGTATTCGCCCACCACGTACATCGGTTTTCAACCGTACCGGCATCATCTTTGTTTCCGCCGAAAAGAGAGAGATAGACAGCCGCTGAAAAGTCTTTGCACGGTTTTACAAGACCGCTTTCAAGCACAATATCGCCGCCGTCCGGCGTTTCAATCAAAAGAACATCGCCTGCAAAATCGCTCACTAACCGCCCCCGTGCACCACTTTCTTATTTTCGATATTTGAGAAATCTCCTGTCTGCATTGTTCCGATTGCGCTCAGCAACGCCGCTTGAAATGCAGACGGGCTGCCGTTTCCCGGTTCTGTAACAGAAACTTTCAACACACCGAGCAACCCGTTAAGAATTGCCGTATTTTTTTGAAGCTGCGCTTTCAGTTCTTCAATTTTAATAAGCCCGCCGTAATCGCTGCCGTTGATTTCTGTCTTTCCTTTCGTTTTTAGCTTACAATCGCCGTCTGTTTCAATTTCGATATTGCCGGAATTAAGCATTTTGATTGTTGCAACGATTTTTCCATTTTTATCACGGGCAAATAAAATCTTCTCCCCGCTCTTTGCTCCCTGTGATTTATTCAAAACACCCGCAACCACCTGTTCACCGGTACCCCCAGCCTGTACCAACAAAACCCTATCGCCTTTGTATGGAACAGAAGCATCACCGGCCGCAGAATATAAAAGCGGTTCTTCGCTAAAACCTTTCCGCGTTTCGACAGTAAGAGCGGTAAACGTATTGCTGGCAGCCTTTAACACCTTGCCGATTATTCCCACGGCATCACCTCCGGAATTTTTCCGGTATAAGAGCCGGGCAAGACTAAAGAGAGCTGCGTTGTTTTTTGATCTCCGGTTCGTATCATTTTTATATTACGTGCGATAAAATTTGTTTCCCGGCGTATCATCGCCTTCGGCGCCTTGACGCAAACGCACAATCCTTTTTTACACAATCGACTATCGATTAAAATATGTCCTTCACAAGTTAATTCATACGAAACACAATCGGCAAACATCTTTCCAGCTTGCGTATTGACTGCTTTTTCTAAATCGCTCTGCGTTTTTGCATCGTCAATTATCATTGATTTATAACGCATAACCCCCTTATTGATTAAATACTTATTTTTAAACGTGTACGAAAGACTATCATTTTCTTTGTCAGTTTTAGTAAAGCCGGTAAGATGACTATAAAAGCCTTGCGCATTAAACTTCGGCGTTATTGATAAAAGCGGTGCTTCCCCTTCAATAAATGATATAGCGGCTTTTTGTTCTTTTGCATTAAAGAAAAGCAAATTTCCTTTTTCATCATTGGTAAAAAGCAAATCACGCTGTTTTAAGAGTTTCGTTAAAAATGACAAGATACTTTCTGACGGTTCACAGGTAACCTTTTCAAAAGAAGCTCCTGCATTTCCTTGTATTCCGACTTCAACGCTATACGCTTGCGCCAATTCGTCGGCAATCTGTTTCACCGTCAGCCCTTTATATTGCGCCGGATATTTTGCAGGAGGTACATTACAATCGTTCAATACACCGCACAGCGGATAACCCTGCAGCGTTATTTCTGACGAAACATCTTCCAACTTCGGATCAGGCGTTAAGAGCCTGCCGTTAAAAACAAGCGCGCCTTGATAATAAATCTCACATGATTTAAAACTAAACGGCTCAATCGCTTCCTGCAAATCTTTTAAAGCATTATCATACGGCGCAGAGAAAGAAAAGGTGTCAAGCGAGTCAAACGACAAATTTAATTCATAGCCAGTAAAACCAACGAACTTTTTGCCCCCAATAACAATCGCAACATCCTGTTCACCATCAGCAATCTCAATCGTTGTTGTAACACCTGCCGGCATTTTTTCTTTTACAGGGACAACTAATATGTCGCCGGGAAAAATGAGCGGAGACCCGTCTATAGCCGTTTTTCTTCCCGTAAGTTGCGGATTAGCCAATACAATATCATGCCATTTATTGAACGATCCTAAATATTTTATTGCGATTGCACCAAGCGTATCGCCTGAAACTACCTTATGCACTTTTGACATAATAGGTAATCTCCTTGCCCATCGGCAATAAAATAATTTCATCAGCCGTGAGCTTGTTTTCAAAAATAAGCTCATCCATATAATCAACAGAACCGTATAATTCGGCGCTCAATTCTATAAGCTGCCGATCTCGGTCAAGCACAATAGTACGGCGCATCGGAAGCGAAAACGAACTATTGATAATAAGCGCTGCGCTTTTATAAACAACATCGGATAATAAAAAAGCGGTTTCGTTATTTACATCAACAAACGCATTCGACTTAACTTTTGTATCATCAAAATTTTTTACGAGCTCAAAAAGATTGATGACAGCTTCCGCCGCATATATTGCCTCCTCCCGCGACACCTGAATAGTGGCCGTTTCCTTTTGTGCTGAACCTTCGGCAATCTGCAGCGCAACGCCGGAAGCAACGGAAGCAGCCGCAGCGCTTAACGATAAGCGGGCTGTCATAACAGCGTTTGCAATATTACGCGTACCAAACGGATCATGCTTGAATTGATTTATCAGCGTAGCAATTAACGCTGAATATCCTTTGATTTTTTCTGAAATATTGATTACAACCCGCGATGGATAGCGCATTAAGTTCAACGTAAAGCGCGCGGTATTAAGTCCTTTGTTAATGGCGCTTGAACTCTTATCAAACATTGTATTAACCGCATTTTTTAATTCTGCAACGGTTGTTAAAAAATCGCCATAACTTCCGGCATGTGAGCTTATCAGCGGTTCCATTGTGCTTTTTATCTGCTCTGTTTGCGTATTTAAAACCGACTTTTTCCGTAGCTCATCATCAATCGTACCGGCGGAAACACCGCGCGCAAAATCTTCACACGCAGCATCTGAAAATGCTTCATACTTTTCTTCAATTTCTGCAGCCGCAACCGTTTCAAGTTTTGGGATGACATCATCGGTAATAATTTTTACAAACGTAACTTCAACAACCGATTCATTAAGACCGGAAAGCAAGTCATCAACTCGTTTTATTTTTCCGTGCGGCACTACTTTATGAATACCGTATACCGGATGCTGTAATTCTCCAACACCTCGTTCAAACAACAGTGCTTCAAAACTATCAGCCTGCTCCATACAATCGGAACCGTTAAAAATACAAGTAAGCGGAAAACTCGTTGCACCGGCGCCCTGATGTTGCACGTGTGCACCGTCTTTATCGGGAAAAGTAAAAAGCCCGGTTTTTAAATCCGTTTCTTTAGAAACACTGCCAAATAGAAACGATACTTCCTTGCCGGACGGCGCGGTATATTTTGCTTCGGTTATTCTTTTTTCCCAGTCCATAAACATAATCCCTAATAACTTCCCGAAGCAACAAGATTAAACGAAGGCGACTTAGGCGGTTTTGAAATACGCACCTGCGTACCTTGCTCTGCACGTACCGAAATTTCTGCATGTTGATAGTTGTCTTGCCGCGAATAATAGGCAACCTGCTGAGCCGGTGAGACAGGAGCAACGGCCGGCTGCATACCATCCGAAATACCACCGTCTATTTTACTTGTAGAAACATTAGCAGTTGAATCGTCTATTCCTTTTATCTGATTTCTAAAACTCTCTATATTTGTTGCAAAATTTTCAAAATGTTTTCCAACTCCCGGAATTTTCCCTAAAAGCTCAAACACCCCCTGTAAAGGCGCAAGCAAGGCTGATAAAATCGTCGCACCTATTTGTTTTAATCCGGCAATAATACCGCCATTGGTAAAGGCTTGTGTAATCCTATCCCATTCATCCCAAAATTCCCGAACAATCGAAATAATAAACCCGAACGGCCCCGTGAATACAGCAATTATACCGAGTACCGCTTCTTGATTTTTCTTTACCCAATCCCAACACCTAGCCATCGCCGCCGTAATATCATCCCAATGTTTTACACAGAGGATAATAATCGCTATCAATGCTGCGAGCGCAACAATAATGATACCAACAGGATTCGCCGTAAGCAATACATTAAAAATTGCCTGCACTACATTCATGCCTTGCTGCGCTGACATAAGCGCCTGCACTGCCCGCACCATTCCCATTATGTTTGATATAACAACAGCAGCAATCATAGCCACTTTATAAACACCCCATGCAATAGCAAGCGATATAATTATAATCCGCATTTTCCACAAAACCCCAACTATTTTCGAGATGACCGTAAACGCAGCTGTCAAAAAATCAATAATTGGCGCCGGATCAAAATTTGTTATCGTCGCCGTAAGATTTTCAATAGCTTTTCCACCCTTAGCGGCAAAAGCATCTACAAACTTAAACCCCAGTTCCGTTAAAGCAGATTTTAAAACTTCAATCCTATTCGCCAACGATCCACGCATAGCGGCCGCGACATTAGCCGCCGTCCCCCCTGCATTTTGTAATTCTTTTGAATATTTTTTTAATCCTTCCGTTCCTTCGGCAAGCAAAAGGGTCACTCCTGTTACCGTGCGCTTCCCAAAAATATCGGTAAGAGCAGCCGCTTTTTCGGCATCTCCCATCCCTTTCATTCCCTTCTCAAACTGTCCTAATATGTCAATGATATTTAAAAAGTTGCCTTGCGCATCTGTAGTCTTTATCCCCATTCTATCGAGTGCCATCGCAGCAGTTTTGGAAGGCGATGCTAAAGACAGCATCATGTTGCGTAACTGTGTTCCCGATTCGGAACCCTTAATACCGCTTGATGCCATAACGCCAACCATTGCAGAAAAATCTTCCAGAGACTGCCCTGTTGACGTAAACGTAGCAGCACCCATTTTTGCCGATTCAAAAAATCCGCTAATATCCGTATTAAACATATTCGTTGTCTTAGCCATAACGTCAGACAAGCGGTTTAAATTTCCTTCGAGAGCTTTTTCATCTTCCGTCATCAATCCGAACGCACCGAGCGCATCAGTAGCTATATCAACTGCCGTCGTTAAATCGGCTCCAGCAGC